GTTCCATGTAAGACTGTTCTTCGATGAACTCTTACATGGAGGAATCCCTAGCGAGAATCCTTGGTACTACGAAGACTGGGAAGAGCGTTACGATAGCGGTAAAATCGTTCGCTCTGGATGGCCCATGGAATATATGAAAGATACTTTGGTCATGTATAAGAATATGCCAAAGCGCGATCTTATCTTATTTCCACATCGTATCGCTCCGGAGAAACAGATAGAGATATTTCAAGATCTAAAAGAACATCTTCCTCAATACGAGTTTGTAGTCTGTCAAGAACAACAGCTCACTAAAAGAGAATATCATAACATGCTCGGAGAGGCCAAACTAGTGTTTAGTGCAAACCTGCAAGAAACATTGGGTATTAGTTGGTACGAAGGTGCTATCGTAGATGCTATTCCTATGGTTCCAGATCGTTTAAGCTACAGCGAAATGGCAATGGAAGATTTCAAATATCCTAGTGAATGGACTGAGTCGTTTGATGCCTATACCAAGCATAGAAACGCAGTCGTAGACAGAGTCCAACACTACATGGAAAATTATAAATCTTACCTCCCCCGCCTAAATAAACAGGTAGATCGATTAACAGAAAACTTTTTTAGTTGCAATAAGTTACTAGAGAAGTTAAAATAATATACATTATGTCATCCACGACATTAACTCGGAGAAAATCAACTTGGAAAATAAAGAAACAGCATTAGACGTCATGTTCGGCGACGGCGGATATGAAGAAGCTTATCTTGGCGATCATATTCGCTTTAAGATGAAGCGTGAAGGCAAACGCTTTTGGGCCGGTGACAACATCAGCGACTACTTACACGAAGGCGATAAAGAACAACTAATCGACGAAGCGACAGAAGCATTTGAACTAGTGCTTGACCGTTTACTGATCGATCGTGAAAGCGATCCTAACAGCAAGGGCACCGCTCGCCGACTAGCTAAAATGTATTTTAACGAAATAATGGCAGGAAGATATGACCCAGCACCAGACGCAACAGCTTTCCCAAATGACACGCAGGATCGTTACGAAGGTATGCTGGTTGTTCGCAGTGAGCTTCGCAGTATGTGTAGCCATCATCACCAACCTGTGGTTGGTGTTGCTTATATTGGTCTTATTGCTGCCGAGAAGCTCATTGGACTCTCAAAGTACACCCGCATCGCCCAGTGGTGTGCCCGACGTGGAACTCTCCAGGAGGAACTTGCTAATGACATTGCTAGGGAAATCCAGAAAGCAACCGGAGCCAAAGACCTAGGAGTTTACATCCAGGCTACACATGGTTGCTGTGAGAATCGTGGCATCATGGCACACTCTAGTCTTACACAGACTACTGTCTTAAAGGGCGCCTTTAAAGATGATGCTGGAACGAAGAAAGAATTCTTTGACAACATCAAAATGCAACAGGAGTTTGCACCTCGATGAGAATCGAAGACGAAATCAAACTTGACTTCAAAGATGTTCTTATAAGGCCTAAAAGATCTACACTTTCTAGCAGAAAAGAAGTAGACCTGAATAGAACTTATAAGTTCAAATACAGCGGATGGGAATGGTCAGGTATTCCCATTATGGCATCAAACATGGATGGTGTCGGAACTATGGAAATGGCCGATGCACTATACTCTCAGAGAATGTTTACGTGCCTTGTAAAATCTTATACCGAAGATCAGTTTGAAGATCTTGTTGCTAATGTCGGCGGAAACTATTTTGCAGTTAGCACAGGAACTAGTGATGCTGATTTTCAAAGACTTACTAGGATTATAAACAGCTATCCAGAAATTCATTTTATCTGTGTAGATGTTGCTAACGGGTATAGTGAACACTTTGGTGATTTTATTTCTAAAGTCCGTAAGACATTTCCTAAATGCACGATCATTGCCGGTAATGTTGTAACCGCAGACATGACACAGGAGTTAGTTTTACGTGGAGCAGATATTATTAAAGTGGGCATCGGTCCTGGGAGCGTTTGCACTACTCGTGTACAAACTGGCGTTGGTTATCCTCAGCTTAGTGCTATTATGGAGTGCGCTGATGCTGCTCATGGTCTTGGCGCTCATATCATCGCAGACGGCGGTTGTACCTGTCCAGGTGACGTGGCAAAAGCCTTTGGCGCTGGTGCTGACTTCGTTATGCTAGGCGGTATGCTAGCAGGACACGATGAAGGCGGAGGCCATATCGATAATGATAAGGTTATATTTTACGGAATGAGTTCAGAGACTGCTATGAATAAGCATAGCGGCGGTGTTGCAGAATATCGAAGCTCAGAAGGTCGTACTGTAGAAATCCCCTATCGTGGTCCTGTACAGAAAACTGTACAAGATATACTAGGCGGCTTGCGTAGCACCTGCACGTATGTTGGTGCTCCTAGTCTTAAGCAGTTGAGTAAGTGTACCACATTTATCCGTGTCAACAGACAGATCAACGATGTGTTCTTAAAATGATACAACCACTTAAAGATGAACTAATGGTTCAACAACAGTTGCCTGCAAAGAACAAAAGAAATCGAGCTTGGCAACATATGGTCGGTGTGATCATGCTGAACCAAACTGGACGCAAACCAGTAAAATATGTACTGCCGTTATTCTTACAAAAATGGCCTACTCCCAAAAAGTTCTTATGGGCTCCGATAGACGAAGTCAAGGAGGTTATTTGGCCATTAGGAATGTACAATATTCGTTTCCAAAGACTCAAACTTATGACTGCTGATTTCTTGACTTGGGACGGAAATGATGCTACAATGTTATATGGAATAGGAAAATATGGTAGCGATAGTTATGAAATCTTTTTTAAGAAAAACTATACCGTACAACCTAAAGACAAAGAGTTGATTAGATATCTAAAGGAAGAAGTGAATGTTCCTGAAACTGCTTGATAAGCTAGGAAGAAAACGCATCATTTATGATCGCGTACACAACGAACCGTATCTCGAACGATACTATCTTTTCTTAAAAGATAGAGATCGTTTTCCCTTTAATGTATTCTTGCACAAGTTCTTGAAAGGTGATCCAGACGATGTGCATGATCACCCATGGCCTTATGCTACGCTAATCTTGAAAGGTGGCTACTATGAATGGGTACCTGAGTTTGATAGTAACGGTACTATGTTGGGTCAGCGCCGTCATTGGCGTGGCCCTGGTCACTTTAGGATCTGTAGTCCTAATTCTTATCATAGGATCGAACTGAAAGAAGGTGTTACTGCCTGGACATTGTTTATGCCAGGACCTCATAAGCGTGAATGGGGATTCTTAGTTAAGAACAAATGGATTCAACACGAACAATATCTTAAGGAGAGATATGAACAAGCTCATAATCGACCAGCATAACATGACTGGTCTAGTCAGCAAAATCGGTAGGAATATTGCTACCGGAGGTTGGCGTCCTGATTATATCGTAGGGCTCACTAGAGGTGGGCTTGTTCCCGCTGTTATGCTCAGTCATTATCTTAATGTACCGTTGAATACATTGAATGTAAGTCTTAGAGACGGTGGCGAATGCGATAGTAATCTATGGATGGCTGAAGATGCATTTGGGCACAATCAAGAGTTTCCTAAAAACATACTCATCGTAGATGATATTAATGACACTGGTGCTACCTTTAACTGGATCATGGAAGACTGGCCTAGTGGATGTTTTCCTAATGACGATCACTGGAACTATGTGTGGAATAAGAATGTTAAGTTTGCTGTTCTAGTAGATAATCTAGCCAGCAAGTGTAATGTAAAAATGGACTACGTTGGCATGGAAATCAACAAAGCCGAAGATGATGTCTGGGTTGATTTCCCCTGGGAAGATTGGTGGTCAAAATGATCGATTCTAAAATAAAAATACATTGTACAGACAACGGAAAAGACTTCGAAGGTCATGTACTGAACTATAAACCTAAGGCTATTTTAGAAGTAGCGGTGCAAACACTAAAGATCCGCATGGCCTATCAAGATAGGACCAAGGTGTTTGTTGGTAGTGTCGGGGGACGAGAGTTCACTATCAAAGAAGATGCGTTGCCTCAGGAAAGGAGGGAGTTTACTCGATGAAAGAATATAAAGAAGAACTGATGAAAGGTCAGCCGATGTTTATAGAAGAAAGCACGGCACCTTGGGATAATCTCTTAGAAGAAGATTTCCATATAAAAGTTTTCTATGACAAATATCCAGTGACTGAAGGTCATTTGTTATTCGTGCCTAAATACAACACCATACATGTGCTTATGGATGCGTTTGAAAGTGCCGTAGCCGATGGTATGCGTATGATCGAAAGAGGCGAGTGCGATGGGTTCAATGTTGGATTTAACTACGGCAAGTCTGCAGGCCAAACTGTTGGCTGGCCACATGTACATCTTATTCCAAGACGTACAGGAGATATGGATGACCCCACCGGAGGTGTGAGACATGTCATTCCAGAAAAAGGTAACTACAAAAAGGAAAAATAATGCAGATAAGAGCAACAGAAGGTGATGATGTTTTTGGAAAGTGTGGCTGCGGCCGTTCTCCCACTGGTGTGTGTGTTGGTTGGCATTCACTTACTGAGACGCAACTAGCAGAAGCACGTAGAAAGTGGGAACTATCTGAATATTCTAAGCAGGCCCAAGAACTGTGGTCAGATAGTTGCACAACTCCACGGTCAAAATGAATCTAATAACTGTTCCGTGGAAAAACCAGAGTAACACATGGTGGAATGAAACATGTGCTCAAATCATTTTACATTTTGGATTGCCTGGTGATAAGTATACCACAGAAGTCGGTGCAGACGAGATGAAGTTCTTTTTTAAAGATGAAAAAGAAGCTCTCATGTGTAGGATTCTTATAAGCGATCAGATATGAAACAGATAGCCAAGCTGGGTTTTCTAGTAGTATGTATATTCATACTTTTGGGAATATATGTCATTAATGCTCCTCGAGGAAGAGTTTATGACTGCGGCATGGCTGAATGGCATCCTGATATTCCGCCTTCTGTTAAAGAAGAATGCCGCAGACTTCACTACGAGTATTGGAAAGAGCAACAAGAAAAAAGAGAACAAGAACAATCTGGACGTAAGTTGATACGGACATGAAAAGATCTTGGGAAGTTACTGTAGAACATGATGAAACCACTGGAAACTATTATATACAACTTCCAGAAGAGGCTATAAAGGCCAGTGGTCTTGAAATCGGAGATTCTTTTTATTGGAGTGATAATGGCGATGGGTCTTACACCTTGATAAAAGAGGACTTGACAACTTTTATAAAAAAAGGTATAATAAAGAATGAGCAAGATTAAGATAGCAGAACTATTCTATTCAATCCAAGGCGAAGGACGATATATGGGTGTACCGTCCGTCTTCTTACGTACATTTGGCTGTAACTTTAAGTGTGCCGGCTTTGGTATGCCTAAAGGAGAACTAAGCAATGAAGTTGAATCCATTGCAGAACGTATTACAGAGTTTAAGTCGTACCAAGAACTACCGCTTGTTAGCACAGGTTGTGATAGTTACGCTAGTTGGGATCCTCGTTTTAAAGATCTCAGCCCAATGCTTACAAGCGATGGTATTGCAGAACGTATCTGTGAAATCCTTCCGTTTGGAGAGTGGCGGGATGAACACTTGGTAATCACCGGTGGCGAACCTTTGTTAGGTTGGCAACGTGCATATCCGGATTTACTGCGTCATCCTAAGATGGCAGGTCTTAAAGAAATCACTTTTGAAACTAATGGTACTCAACCTATCAGTGAAGATTTTAAAGAGTACTTGCTAGAATGGCTCATGCCTCATCCAGATTACACAAGAGAAATCACTTTTAGTGTAAGTGCTAAACTCAGTTGTTCAGGTGAAAGCAGGGACGAAGCCATCCGTCCAGAGATCGTTTGCGAATATGAAAACTGGGGTTATACATATCTTAAGTTTGTAGTGGCCACAGAAGAAGATGCAGAAGAAGCGATTGAAACAGCAGACATCTATCGTGCAGAAGGGTTTACTGGTCCTATATATTTGATGCCTGTAGGTGGTGTGGAAAGCGTTTATACATTAAATAATCGCCGAGTAGCGGAACTAGCAATGAAGAACGGACTTCGCTATTCAGATCGCCTACAGGTACCTTTGTTTAAAAATGAATGGGGTACTTAATGAAAAAATTTATAAAGAAAATGATGGGTTTGGACAAACTAGAAGAGTCCATAGCCAAAGCAGAAAAAGATCTAGCTGAAGCCAATAAAAGATTGGAAGAATCAGAAAAAGCACAGAAGGCCGCTCTAGAACAAGAAGAACTGGCCAAACTCAACCCAAAAGACCGTGCTACTCGTAAGAAAGAACCATGGGTCGGTGTATTAAATACACATATAAATAAGGATAATATCCGTAATGGATTCTTTGAACTTGACTGGAACGAGTACTTTGTGCTAAAATTAAAGCAAGAAGGTTACGGTGCAGACGGTGACAAAGAAGAAGAAATCGTCGATCGTTGGTTCCGTGAGCTTTGTGCTAACGTCGTAGTAGACGGTGATTACGGTGGTCCTTTGGAAACTGGGACTTTGGACATACAGACGGTGATTAAGAACAACAAATGACCTACATTCTAGTAGATACTGCTAACACGTTCTTTCGTGCAAGGCACGTAATCAACGGTGATGCCGATATTAAGCTCGGTATGGCCTTCCATATAACCCTAAACTCTATTAGAAAAGCATGGAGAGACTTCGGTGGCTCACATGTTATCTTCTGTTTAGAAGGTCGTAGCTGGCGTAAAGACTACTACGAGCCGTATAAACGCAATCGTGCAGAAGCTCGTGCCGCACATACTGTGAAAGAAGCAGAAGAAGATACTATCTTTTGGGAAGCCTTTGATAAGTTTAAAGAGTTTGTGTCTGCTAATACTAACTGTACCGTGATACAAAATCCTAGATTAGAAGCTGACGATCTTATCGCTGGCTGGATTCAGAATCATCCGCATGATAATCATGTCATTATTTCTACAGACAGCGATTTTGAACAACTTATCGCCCCTAATGTCAAGCAATACAATGGCATCACTGAAACAACCATAACACACGAGGGCTATTTTGATTCCAAAGGTAGTAAGGTCAAGGATAAAAAGACAGGCCAAGACAAGGCCGCTCCTGATCCGCAATGGTTACTTTTCGAGAAGTGTATACGAGGTGACACATCCGACAATGTGTTTAGTGCTTACCCAGGTGTGCGTACAAAGGGGACCAAAAATAAAGTTGGTCTCATGGAAGCGTTTGAAGACCGTAAGGCCAAGGGATTCGCTTGGAACAACCTTATGCTCCAACGATGGACCGACCACGAAGGCAAAGAACACAGAGTCTTAGAAGACTATGAGCGTAATCGTCGTCTGATCGACTTGAGTTATCAACCAGAAGACATTAAAGAGATTATCAATGAGACAATCCATAATGCTGTAACTGCAAATAAGAATGTCAGCCAGGTTGGTATTAGGCTGATGAAGTTTTGCAGTCTATATGATTTAAAAAAGATCGCAGATCAGGCACAGAGCTACGCCGATCCGTTAAATGCGAG